ATAAACCGAAAGTTTTGTAAATAAAATGTACAATTAATAACCCCCAAAACCAACACTAAAAACTAATCAGAATGGCAAACATTAACATAAGAGAAATAGAAGTTGATGGTTTTAAAGTTGAAGTTTATAATTTTGGTTATGCTTCATTTTATTATCCAGCTTTTAATAGTAACGCTGAATTTAAAGTAAGTAGCAAAGGATTTAAGCAATTAAGAAGGTATTTAAGAACTGTTAAATGGCTTCAATCTAAAGTATTTCTAGTGCTGTTTTTATTGCCCTTATTCTGCACCGCCCAAAACCAAAACTGGACATTTGGGCGTAACGTAAGGCTCAACCCTCCCGCAGCATTTCAATTTGGCGCAATTAATACCATTGAGGGTACAAGTTGCCTATCAAATGCCGCAGGTCAAATACTTGCTTACAGCGATGGTCTAACGGCATACGATAGGAACAATAACGCAATGCCAAATGGAAACTTTTTAACGGGCAGCAATTCCACAACGCAATCAGCTTTAATAGTTGATCAACCAAACACGCCAAATATTTTGTATTTATTTACACTTGGTCAAATGGGATTAGCACCTTTGGCATACAGCGTAATTGACATGACACTTAATGGAGGTTTAGGGGCCGTTACAGCAGTAAAAAACGTTGCTTTAAATGCGGCTTTTAATATGCGCGAATCGGTAAGTGCTGTAACTACTTGCGGCGGCGACACGACATGGATTGTAACTAAGCGTTTTCAATCAACTAATTTCTACGCTTACCCATTAACAGCAGGCGGATTAGGTCCAGCAATCATAAGTAGTGCAGGACTAAATGGAGGCGCAAACGGATCACAAGGTACACTTGGTTTTCATTTAGACGGCAATAGATTCGCAGTTTGTTACTATGGAGTAAATCAAATTGAAACTTACGGCTTTAACAAGTCAACGGGAGTAGTAACATTTCAAAATAACTATACTATAAATGGTGTTTACGATTCAAAGTTTGCTGAGAACTTACTTTACACCTTTTCAAACAATGGAGCAGTAAGGCAAATTAATGTTTGTACAGGAACAATAACACAAGTTGGTTCAACGCCTCAGACTGTTGCGAGTCTTGGAACAGGTTGGTATGCAGACGACGGACGCATTTACATTTCACGCGGAAACAATACAGACATTGCACGAATCAACAATCCATTAACCCCAGGAGTAGGTTGTAATTTTGTTTTCAACGCTGCAATTGCAAACGGAAACACTATGTTTGGTCTGCAAAATATTTCAATGCCATACACACGGCCCGCAATGTTACCATTTACTTACACATCTTCTTGCGCTCAAGCTAATTTAAACGCTGTTCCTCGCACTTGTTTTGAGCCTTGCACGTATAGATGGATAGGTAGTTTTGGTGTTGCTAATGGACTTAATGTAACTGTTAATTTGCCAAACGGAAATCATTCAGTTACTTTGGAAAGGATTTGTGATTGTGAAACGACAAGTAGGGTTCAGATTGTAAATGTTAGTGGGGGGATACTCGCAGGTATTATAGGCTTTTAAATAACTAAATTTATATAAAATGAAACAAGGCGAATTAAAAACAATCGAGAACAAGCATCACGAGTTTGGTGCGGGCTTACAATATCAAACAACCTACATAAAACTTGAAGATGGTAGAATTTTACCTTTTCAATTTACAAGAACTGTATTAAAAGAGGCTTTAGTACGTGCCAACAAAAACATCAAAGACATCCCACCCTTACAAAAATCATATTTCAGCTTCACTTGGTTTGTAATAGGGCTTGCATTTGGTGTTATTGCGTGTGTTGTGGCGGTGTGTAATTAAAAATAAGACCATGATACAAGCAAATGAATTAAGAGTAGGAAATTATTTTGATAATAATGGAATCATTACAAAAGCAACCCCAAATACTATAAGAAGTTAGTGTAAACCAATTCAAATTAATGAAGAATGGTTATTAAAGTTAGGGTTTGTAAAAGATATATTTGATGAAGATAACGCATGGTTGCATTTAAAATATAGGTATTTAAAATTCTCCTCCGATGAATCTGTAAATTTTCAAAAGGTTTATATATGGATTAATAAAATGGAAATAATGTGCGAATACGTTCATACTTTTCAAAACCTTTATTTTGCTTTAACGGGCAAAGAATTAACATTATAGTAACTTTTTTGGATTAAATTTGTAGCATGAGAATAACCCTTGTGCTGCTTTTTTTATGTTACTCAATTATTGCACAGATTAACTACTGCGACAAGGATATAATAATAAATCTTACTACTCAAACTGCATACGGGTACAATTGGAATGTAGATGGATTTATAAGTACCGAACAAGATGCAACATTAGTAGTTAATCGTGAAGGTAGTTTTATTGTGGAGTTGGAGATTACAAATGAATACGGATGCACATCAATTGATAAACGTATTCTATTTGTCGACAATTGCAAAGAGTGGACTTACTACGCCCCGAATGCATTTGTGCCAGACGGGACGAATAAAACTTGGATTCCCGTTGGAGAAAATATTACAATAGATATGATAAGGATTTTTACACGGGAAGGGCAAGTAATATTTGAAGGTGTGAGTGAATGGGATGGTGGTGAATTTATGGGCGGCGTGTACGTTTACACTTGCGACTACACTACAATTACGGGTTTGAAATTAAGAGATTTGGGGAGGGTGACGTTGGTAAGATGAAAACTTTGCTACTATTACTTGCGCCATTGCTTGTTACTTGCCAAATTTTTACCACTCCCACTGTTCCAAGTTTCATCCAAATCTACAATGCTTCATTTTGCTTTGAGCAATTAATTATAGGAGACACTACACTTTGCTTTGACCTTAATACAAACGGCGCAGAAGGATATATTTACGTGGCTTATTCTTCACCGCAAAATGGTAGTTTAAATATTAGCGAAATAAACCAATACCAAAACGCAACACTAATTCAACAAGGCAACTATGTACAATTAGGCAACGACACGCTGAACATTTGCTTTACAATCACTAATTCATACATAGATAATTTTTGCCCATATTTCATTCCTTACGTAGCTTTGGCTGTGAATTTCGGAGCAATACAAGGATATCAAAACAATGGATACTTGGTGATTAACTGGCAAACAATGTCAGAAACAAACGCGAATTATTTTGATATTATGGTGTCAAGTGATATGATTAGTTGGCAGCGAATTGGCAGTAAAAATGCATTCGGCAACACCTCAACGCAGCAGAATTATTATTTACGTGTGCCTTTTAATTATTTGGGGGTTTATTATTTGCAAATATTAGAATACGATTACAACGGTGAAATGACAATATCGCAGCCAATCTATGTATTATGCAAGGAAATTGTTATTGATACGCTTAGATACGATTTGGCGGGTAGGTTGATACGGTAGTTAAATACCGCCTTTTTGTTGCGCCTTTTTTCTTTTGTTTAATTCAACTCTTATCCATTGAACAACCTTTACAACACCAATAAGTGCGGCGGTAAACGCAGCTATAAATTTTAATCCATCAGTTAGCGGCTCTAAAAACGAACCAATAAAACTTACTGCGAATATTGCCCATCCAAGTATTCCGTTATTACTGTCTGTATTTTGTTCCATTGATGCCATTTGTTTATTATTGTCTTTGCTATGTTCATTGTTATATGTTTATATCTACAATTTGTAATGCGTCCGAATTATCTATGTAACTAATTCTTGGTGCTCCATCTTTCCTTGACGTTATTGTTTTAGAGTAATTTCCGAAAATTATTGTTGCTATTGTGGTGTCGAGGGTATTTACCGTTACGCCCTCCATTGAGAATTTTCGAATTGTTTGTAAAGACATTGTGAAGCCGTACAGGCTACTGTAGCTCATTGTGAAGCCGTACAGGCTACTGTAGCTCATTGTGAAGCCGTACAGGCTGCTGTCGCTCAATGTGAAGCCGTACAGGCTGCTGTTGCTCAATGTGAAGTCGTACATGGTGCTGTAGCCACTCAATGTGAAGCCGTACATGGTGCTGTAGCCACTCAATGTGAAGCCGTACATGGTGATGCCGCTACTCAATGTGAAGTCGTACAGGCTGCCGCCACTCAATGAGAAGCCGTACATGGTGCTGTTGCCACTCAATGTGAAGCCGTACAGGCTGCTGTTGCCACTCAATGTGAAGTCGTACATGGTGCTGTAGCCACTCAATGTGAAGCCGTACAGGCTGGTGCCGCTACTCAATGTGAAGTCGTACAGGCTACTGTAGCTCATTGTGAAGCCGTACAGGCTGCCGCCACTCAATGAGAAGCCGTACATGGTGCTGCTGTCGCTCAATGTGAAGCCGTACAGGCTGGTGTTGCCACTCAATGTGAAGTTGTACATGGCGCTGTTGCTACTCATTGTGAAGCCGTACATGGTGCTGCCGAGTTTAACAACAATATTGTTTAATTGATTTAACCCAAAATTAAACCCTGTTTCATCTGCGCTTTGTTCAATTGTTCCGTTAAAGTAATTTCCACTATCTAAATCAGTTGGGTCTAACATAGGTCTATCTTCAAAATCAGCAGCATCGGTGTCAATGGTATAATTTCCAATATTCCAAGTTGTGCCAGTTACCCCCCAATATTCACCGTTATTATATCCTAAATTAACCCAAAACAATTCGTCGGCCAAAGCATTTCCTAAATTTCCAGCTTGCAAACTTCCATACACAACCCCGCTACCATCTTCAACCACATCATATTGAGCGTAAGTAGTTGCACCATCATAAGTATTTGTAACATTAACCGCAAACCTCCTATATCTATTATTTCTGTAATCAGTTCCAAAATCAAGTTTCCATCTATTATTTACCCTCCTTCTTACATAACCTTTTGTACACCCTAACACCGCAGATTGATTATTATCAGTTGTATAATAAACAACCTCGCCTAACCATGTTTGAGAGTGGCCGTAATCAGCTAATTTATTAACGTCAATAGCTTGGATTAAAATCGGCTCAACAGGAGATGTCCAAGTAGCCCCTTCACTATTAGGTATTTCATGTGTTAATTCAAAGTCTGTTAGCAAATACCACCCTAATTTTACTAATGTTGAATTTGATATTGCCGTAACTAAATCTGAATAGGTGATTGAAATTATATTAAAACTTTGCGCCTGCCAAACCGCTGCGCCTGTTGAGTTATCGTTACATTTATATTCGATTTGGGTGTCTTGTGCAATTACTCTGCTTCCAACTACATAACCATCTTGGTCATCTTCATCTACTGTTGGCGCTGTTGCTAATAATGTTGTAGCCGCAGTTTTAAATAAATAACCTTTGTCGATGAGGCTGAGAAGTGTATAATTAGCCGAATAGTCTGTACCATATTCAACACCTCTAAATCCTGTTACGCCAGGCGCAGAAGCTAACATACTATCGGGTGTTAATAAAAAAATTGTTCCTTCAGTATCTTCAATTAAATCGTTTCTTAATGCTATAATTGCCTCATCAGGCATATACAGTTGCCACTTTTGGAGTTCCGTTTTTTTATAAATTGAAGTAACCGCATCGTTTTGCATTTCAATTTGCCCTGTAATAGGCGCTCCAACATCTGTTCCTGCAAGTGGAACAAATGTATCAATGTTTGCAGCCACAACATCAACAATCTTTTGAACTGTTGTACGTTTAGAAGTCCCCGCAGCACCTCCTGAAGTATCACTTACATCAACTATATGTGCTAAATCATTTAGCGCAACGGTTCCGCTTTGAAAAGGAATTGTTGGGTCTGTTAATTTTTTAAATTCTGATGGAGTTGCCATATCTTATTTAATTTGCGCATAGATTAGCTATGCAGTTAATATTTGCTTTTAAAATTACTTCAATCTTTATTGCGATTGTTGAGTAGTCTATTTTTTGTGTGACCTCTTTCGGCGCAGCTCCATACCCACGCACGCGCATTGTTGCTTGTCTGCTTGTTGTTACCAATCGCAACGCTTCATCGCTTCCATTTTCAACAAGTGACTTTAAAATACGTTGGTAAATTTCAAAGTCGGCTCCAAAACTATCGCAAGCAAGTTCATTTTTTCGCTTTGAAACAATTAAGTCAAAGTTAAAAGTATGCGTGTAAAGTTCGCCTCCACCTTTTAAATCATCATCTTCAACAACTACGTTAAGCGTTTTTAATATCCAAAATGATTGACCTCGGTAATTATCAATATTGTTTACCAGTATCATTTGTCCATCCTTTTCGTAAACAGAATAATTTCCTGATTGCAAAACAGCTAAATTAAACGCGCGCTCAATTAGGCCGCTTGTAGCAATCTTGCTATTTCCGTAAGTAATTATTTGGGTCAGGATGTCCATTTACACACTATGTAGTTGTAGTATTTATGTCTTCATTAATTTGTTTTGTAACTAAATCACCAAGCACTAACCCAAACAGTTCGCGCTCTTTATCATTTACGCCAAAAGTACGTCCGTATTTTTTATTAAGTCCTTTTACCTTTCCAAAGTTTTCAGGATTTTTTAAGGTTAACGCAACACGTAAATTACTTCCAAATGAAACTAAAGCAGAATTGAAATCACGAAACAATACTCCGTTTAATTCATAATTTGGGCGACCAACTTGCGATTTAACATCAGCCCAACCTCCAGCAAAATATCTTGTTTGAATTGGTTTGCCTCTTTTACCAATTGCGCTGCCTGCATTGCGTGGTAATGTCAACGGTTCAACCCAAATTTCTTTAGTTGAATAATCTGCACTTGACGCTTTGTTTCCTGCAATATTTTCTAATTCAATAAATATTCTATTACTCATTTCATCTTGCACAGTTAAAGCCGCCTCCGTCAACGCATCATTAAATTTCTGCGATTCTGTTAATTCTAATAATCTTTTATTTAATTGTTCTATTGTCTGTGCCATATCCCGCGTCATTATGTTAATGAAATTGTATATCTCAAATTTTCCTTACAATAAAAACAATCGTCACCCGCAGGCAATCGCATATTAGTAAGCAACGTGTTTAACGCCTCATTATATTTCTGAGTAAAAAACTGATATTGAGATTTTAAATTTTCTTTATTATCAACACTATTATTTACTCGCTCATTTGGCGCAAAGTGAATTGCGTATTCTGTTATGTCAGCCGCAACTTTATAAAGTAATGGTAGGGCTGTAACTTGTGAAAGGGAGCAAAGCCATGATTGATAATTACATGTGATATTGTAATTTAATTGCATACCGTAAGTGTTTCCAACGTTACTTAAAGTCCCTAAATCTGCACCACTTAAAACAAACCTAACCCCAACAACATCTGTATAGTCTGAACAGCTAATAAATGAAGGCGGGCAACCGTTTGTGCAAACATTTCTGTTAACGAGCGTGCGCGTTGAGGTAAAAAGTGATTCATAACCAATTACTATGTCGATGTCACGCCCTAAAGATTGAATAACTTCATTAAGTTGGCTCCAATCATTAGCCGTAACTGTTATGTCCTTAACTATTTTTTTTGTTCTGTAATCGAATATTTTAAGGGGAATATTTCCCGTAGTATCAATATTCAATTTAATATCTTTTAAAGTGAGCGCAATAAATGAAGGCGAATCTTGTCTAATTCTAATTCCAACCCAATTGCCATCACCTAAAGCAGTATTGTTACCGCTTTGATTTGGAATGTAACCAATTGCAATATTTGCAATAATGGTAGTTCCTTTAATTTTCTTTGATAATTGAGCAAGCATTTCACTTGCCATTGCATCCCCTGCGAATTCTAACTTCTCATTAAATAAGTCAAGCCCCGAAGAATAATTACTTCCTGCATATTGGTCAAGTAATTCCAAATTCATTCCAATTTGATTAATGAATAATTTAGGTACGTAGTCTTGCGAACACGCCTCTTTTATTCCTATTATTTTTGAAAAGCAATTTGACATGGTGTTTGTGTTTTAAAAATTTGAATGGTTGGGGGTAAGTACACGACAAACCCCCTCAAACCAATCAAACTATGAAATTTAATTTACTATGAATTAAATTATGCGTTTCTATGCGTTAAATTCGTACCCTTCGCCCGATTCGTATAAAAAGCCCGCTCCACTTTCAAACAGCTTGCCAATATACTCAATCGGGTCTATGAGTTTTTTGCGCGGAAATGATTAATGTAATTAACTCCAAAGAAATTATCCCCTTCGTAGAACATATTAGAAGGTAGTGCAATTGTTTGAACATCTGCCGTTACAGATATTTGCAAATTGCCTGGACACTCGTCTTTGAAAATAATATCAACAGGAACACCAGCGCGAGTGGAAGCGCTTAAACGAACGTAATTAGAACCCATTTGAGCAGCAGGAGGAAAACCATCTTTCCAACCAGCTAACTGATAAGAAAGCAATTGAATTGCACCAGGCACAGTTGAAAAAGCCTCGTTTTGACCACCAAAAGCAGCCGCAACGCGCTTGTCGTAAGCAAATGAAATACCGTAAAGTCTTAACAATTCTTGCATATTAAGACCAGAATTTGTGCAGCATCCTGCAAGGGCGCGTCTAAAGGCTGTGTTAATTGCAGCACCACCAAATCCAACAACTCCACCTGTGTAACCTGTCATCATTAAAGCTTGTTGCAATGTTTCTAACCATCCAGATTGCTCTTGAGAAGATGCAATTCTTGTAGGCATTTCCAATACTTCCAAATTGGTAATTATACCGTCTGGATTTGGGGCAACATAGTAATCTTTTGCATCTTGAGAATATCCACCAACTAAAGCAAAGGTTTCTTCAGCAAGTCTTGTTGCAATAGCTCTATCAATTACATCTAAGTGAAGTGCTAATTTCTCATTTAATATGCTTGAATTTCCGCTGCAATATTCTGCTAAATCTTCTGGTGTAAAAGATTCTCCTGAAGTAACAGGGTTTGCAGTGATTTCATATTCTGCCGTGTTATCGCCAATTGGATCGAAAGGACCGCAAACAGCAGCACCTTCAACAGCTTGTGATTCAGGTAAACGTGGGAAAAATGAAAGTTTAACCTTGCGCTTTTTTGCGCCGCCTGGAGAAACTAATTGTTTAATGTTACGTGTATTTAATTCGGAGTTAACAAACTCTAACTGAGGCAATGCTTCTTGAGCCATTTGAAAGCCAAAAGCATCATTGATACCTGCCTGAATCGCAGGGCATTCTGAATAAATCTGATTTAATGCAGACATGATATGTAAATTTTATGAATTTGCGCTCCAATTAATGGCGGGGCGATTCACCACGATTTACATCATTTTTGCCGATGTAGGCACAATGTCCAATACTGCAAATATAGAAAAAATATTAATTACAAAATAAAAAAAGCGCAACAGAATTAGAGTTCGATTGCACTTTAAAGCGTCAAAAGGTAATTGTTGCTTTATTTTAAAACTTCCCTGCGGCTCTCAAAGCTCTTGAAGATACATTTTGATTTGTTGCGGGCGGATTTCCTGCGGGCGGATTTCCTGCGGGCTTAGATGTGAATACAGGTTTACCTCCGTGCGGCGATTCTGCAATAAGTTTATTTGCCGCGGCTTCAAGTTCAAAAATTTCTCCAAAATCCGCAAATTTACCCGCATTTTTCTTTGATTGAATGCGGCTATTTGTTGACCTATCAATTACAAATGGTTCGTCTTTTTCATCAAAATCAATTCCGTATTTCTTTTCAATGTTTGCATGAAAGCCATCAAGCATTAAAGTATTAATGTCAGATTTAAATTTTATATCCGCAATCTGTGACTTTTTATAGTCAGTAAGTTTAGCTTGTTTCTTTTCGGTTTTGTAAGTACCTTCAAGTGATGTGTACTGTTCTTCTAGACTTTTAGCAAGTTCTTGAGTGTCGGCTAACTTTTTTTGTTGGGCTGTGTATTTCTTTTCCCATTCTTTTGAAGCATCATCTCCGCCCGTGTTTAGCTTTTTAATTTGCTCAAATTGTTCTTTTACTTTTGTGGCTCCAAGTTTTAAGATATCCTCTAACTTTTTACCCTTAATTTCTTCACCTTCAAATTCAACACCGATTTCTTTAAATGTGCGCTTTGCTTCTGTTTCAAGTGCGCCCATACGTGAGCCAACTATCTTGCTTGCAATTACATCATCCTTTATCGCTTCACTTTTTAAAATAAAATCGGCTCCAAATTTTTCTTTGGCAGCATCAATCGTTTCTGTTTTTTCAGGGTCAATCCCGATAAATTGCAATATTTCAATTGCTTCTTCTGGTTTTATTGGCATGGTTTATAGATTGTTTAATTTGTCGGTTTCGTTTTCTTCATCTTCAGGTAAGGGCTGAAATTCATCTTCATTCAAAATAGCTTCAGCAGCATGACTAGCAACTTTGCGTGCTTTAGTTTGTTTTGGTTTTTCTTCAACTACTTTTTTCAGTTCATTTACAGGTGGCATTTCAACCTCCTCCAAAACAGACCAACCCATTCTTGAAAGATAGCCTGTTTTTTTTACAAGATGTTCGGGAAATTCCCTTTGCATTCCATCCGCATAACGGATACATAATATCATTTTTTCTGGCATTTTACATAGTTTTTATGGTTTAGTTTGACATTAATTGGATACAAATATACAAATTATTGTTTATAATTACCATTATCAATATTTCTTTGTATAACTGACTGTGGAACTACTCGAATATTTAACATATTTATTGAGTGTCTGCAATTCCACCCGCCTCTAAAACTAAAAATTGTACGCGAAGTAGTGCCTGCGATTTCCCCTTTCCAATCGCCATCAGCCCATGATTCAATCTCTTTTTTGTGGTAATATTTACCCGCGCGATCTTTGCAGAATGGTCTTGTTGTGTCAATAACGCTTCCTGCATATCTAAACCAAACCGCACCAACTTGTTCGGCAACTGCGGCTGAATATGAAGCATCCGCAACGGCTAAAGCTGTGGCTGAATTTGTCCGCACATTTGCAAGTAACCTTCCATCCGAATCTTTTGTTCCAAGAACAAACTTTTTTAACTGTTTACGCGTTTCAAGTAAGCTATTTCCTGCACTTACATTTGCGGCCAACAATTCAACAAACGGCTGAGTTAATCTTGCGGCCAATCCTTCACCAATCAATGTTGCAACTGCGTTATCTTTTGCTAATTGAACTAAATCTTTTTGTGCTTTATTCGGCTTAAACCCTTTCTCAATTTCTTTTGCAAGCCTATCTGATATTGTGGTCGCCTCATCAAATGAATTAACAAACGCTTTCATTGCTTCTTGAAAATCGGTATTGTTAATAGATTCTTTTAGCGTGTCAATTACTTTGTAAAGTATGCGGATATTTTTGTTATTAACTACAATTTTACCATCAACAGTTTCAAATTTATCAATTTGCTCTTGTACTTGCTCCCAAATATAAAGTTGTGATTTTACCGCAGCTTCGCCCAATTTCTCAGGCTCATTCTCCAGTATTTCAATCTTTTTTTTTATTAGTTCGTCAATAGTCATTACTACACAATAACATCAGCGCGCATATTTGTCGGAGGCGTTTCAACAAGTTTTTTAGCTAAATCAACCAATTGCGTTTTTTGCTCCTCCATACTTAACTTAAAGAACCTTTCATTTGCGTCATGCAATTGATAAATTAAAACAAGTCCAGAATTATGCACAATATCCATCCATTTTTCAGCAGTTCCGCTTGCAATTCTAAGTGCAATTTCTTCTTGTGTGTTTCCAAGTAACAAATCTGTATTAAGTAATAAATCGTAAGCTGATGCTTGTAACGGATCTGTCTTTGAAATTGACATCAAGTAAGCAGAATAAAGTTGATACATTATAAAAGGTGCAACTCCGCTTAATTTAGCTTCATTAATTGCATCTAAATAGTCAGATGGTGTATTAATATCAAAACTTGTCGGCTCTGTACCGTAAACATTAACCGCACCTCCCGTTCTTTGGATGGAAATGTAATCTAAAACCTTAAATGCAACTTTAAATGTTTGGCTGTTGATAGGCTTAATAAATGCGTATGTTGAGCGTAATTTATTTAAAGACCCCGTTGCGGTTGTGCTTTCATTTCCTGCAACTTTTGCATCACTATCGTTTAAGTGTACAATTTTGCGCGCTCTAATTTCATTGTCCGCAATTTCTTTTTTCAAGAATTCAACCGTTTCTGTGGATGGGCTGACATACTGAATTGGCGCTGTTGTTAATTTATCTCCATTTCCAAAAACATCTTCAGGGTTTATCAGCAATTCACCAAGAGGAGATATGCGAGGTACACTTCCTCGCCCTTTACAAGCTGGACATGTGTTTTTAGTTCCTGTTTCGCTTAATATATAACCATTATCACACTTTGCTCCGTCAATTTCAAAATCACAAATTGAACCAAGCATTATTCGGTATGGATAAATGCATTTAGTCTTTGCAATGTTTAAATTATTTTGGTCAAGTAATACCAAATCTAAAATGTCAGAAACAAAGCTAAATGCGCTATCAAAAACAACTTTGTCATTCACATAATTTGGAACACCTCCCAACTGTTGAACAGGAACTTCACCGCATAAATGCTCAAAGTAAATAACTTGCTCACTAAATTTAAAATCAACACGTTTGCCCGTTTGTTCAATTCGGTAAATGTAAGTGTCATCAAACAAGTAAAGCACTTGCCCTATTCTTTTAGGCTTATCATTTTCAAGCACTACCGAATATTCATTTGGTGATAAAAACAAATAGTAATGCTCACCTTTTCCAATAGTGTTTTTACATGAAAAATAATAAGGTAATGGCTTTACCATTTCATCAGACATCACAATATCGCCCGCCTCATTTGTTGTTGTAGGTATTTCGTAAGGCATTACGGCAATATATCCGTTTGCATCTTTTTGAGCAAGTGGGATTTCGTATTGCAGTATCCAATTATAAAATGAATTGTAAATTGGTAAGTAATACTCTAAATAATCTTCAAAGTCTTTTACTTTTGCTTCATCACCTTCAAATCTTAATGAGTAATTTGAACGGTTCGCCCCTCGTGATAATGTGCTTATAAAATCTTGCCAAACTGGTAGTGTAACACTTTTAAAAGTTTGTTTTATGTATTCTAATTCTTCAGTAGTTTGATTTGGAGTGCGTAAATTAAAAAGTCTTTCGGGAAATAACGCGCGTGTTGTATGCGGCTCAATTGATTGCATTTGCTGAACTACATAATTGTAACCAACCCAATACTCAGGTAATTGATTAGGAATGGTGTTAGTATTAACTGCATCGCTTGACGGGAACAAAGCATTAAGGGATTTAATCATACCGCCGTACTGCTTTTGTGCTTGCGCCTGCGCCCAATCTTTTGTATGCTCAACATAGCGGTCAACTATGGCTGTTATTTCCTCTGTTGTTAGCATTTTACTTTAATTTAGCAATTACTTTTATTTGCGTCTTGCTTTCAGTAGCACCAGCCCAATTGCAGCCGCCTTTTTTGCCGCCACAGTTGTAAAATAATCTGTGGCTTGGCTTTTTGTAATTTGGTTTATTTTTCATGCTTTTGTTATTAAAGTTAATCCTCTATTATAGGGTGTTTGTAGTTTAATTATGTTGTATCCGTAATTTTCAATATATTCCATTAACCTTGCAACGTCTTCAATATGATGAGTGTCATGGTATACAATTACACCGCCTTGTGCAAGCCACTTTTCAACAATCTTCCATTCAGGTAAAATGTGCTGCCAATGGTGCATTGAGTCTACAAATATAAAATCAAATTTATCGCTAAATCCTTTGTAGGTGGAGGAATCGGATGAACTACCTTTTATAAAATCAAATGCACTACCTCTATGTTGAGTGCCCGCCCAATTATGAGTGCGAAAATCTTCAATGTCAACGCCTGCAAAATATGAATCTTTCGGCATATTTTCAATGATTTTTACACTTGTTTCACCTTGAAAAACACCAATTTCAAGCGCACGATTAGGCTTAATCATAGCAACAAGGCTACCAATAAAATCACATACTTCAGGTTCGCTATTCCATAAGTGACGCTCGCCCCCCTCAACTTCTTTTGCCATTGCCTTAACCTGTTCGCTGCTTAGTTCCATTCGTTATTTTATTTCTTATTTGCGTGTTTATCTTTTAAAATATGATTCATTGTAAAATCGTGTCTTAATCCTTTTGCTGCGTGTAAATCACGCAATATCTTATCGCACCAATTTGTGTAAAATGAATTGGTAAATCCAAGGCCGCCGTAATATGATTGTAAATAAAAACGTTCTCTTACCTCAACCGTGGTTAACGTGCGCTTCATTGCAAAATGAATTACTCCCGTCTTATCATCGTTTCCTTTGCCGTCAAGTGATGGGTCAATATTACAAATCGACAAGGCAATGTTCATGTATAGTTCATCAGGCTGAGAACCTCCCCACGGCATGCGTAATTTTTTAACAGGTATTGGATTTGCGTATAATTCCAATGCTTTTTTATAGATTGGTTCTGCTCCAACTCTGTTGATAAATACAAGCGAAGAGTTTATTGCGGGAAGCACAGCATCTGTTGGAAGCGCATATTGATTCCAAATGTCATTAGCCCAAGCCCATTGCATTGATGGAATATCGTTACCTTTATCAATTGTGTGATACCCTACTGTATGCGAAATATACGGCTTGTTTGCGTCCTCTAACAATTTAATTAAAGGAGAAATGTCTTTAACTGCAACCGCGTCAACATCTAAATAGAGCGCGCGGTCAGTTGTAATGTAATGATGTAAGTTTAATTTTGCAAATGCTGGTTCACCAACTTTGAAGTGTTGCGGTTCAATTTCAACAATCAAATCAAAAACATTAATGCGCTCACCAATATTCTTAGCCAATTTCTCATAAGAATCGGTAATCAAATGTATTGGGGTTATACAACCTTGTTCTTTAATGGAAAATGCAAGGTTATAGGCCGCAAAGTAGTAGCCGTTTTTCCCAAATGCCATTAAGATAATTGATGTAGTCATAATAAAAATAATTCGCGGCAATAAAAATAAAGAGGGGGTTCAACACCCCCAATACTAACTAAATACTCCCGCAGGTGTTGGAAAAATTCCCGCATCGTCTTTTTCACTCCAAGCACCAATCAACTCGAATCTTTGGAATTCAGTCTTTGTTGCAGGAATAATACGACCACCGCTAAATTTAATTCCTAATCCATTTGTAGGAGAAATAAATGTTACACGATTTGCACCAAATTCTTTTACAATTATATATCCAATACGATCATTTTTTACCTGATTGTAAAAGTCAACGTTTTCGGTGGTAACATTTGCATCAAATAAATTAATTGTACGGTCATAAGTTGTAGGAATCTGTGCGCCTCCGCCAACAGGCGAATCTGCTAACACTGCGCTTGGAAGCGGAATGTCAACACGTACATTTTTTATCAATCTTGCACGACCTGCCGCAATTTCTGCTAACACTGCCGTCCCATCTGAAGGGTCAATTAAATCCGAAGAACATGAACCGATTACAATTTCAGAAGATGCGCCTTCAACGTATGCTTCACAATTAATTAATTCATGTTCTAATAATTCAGAAGAGCAATAGCTTACGCAATTTCCCATTTTAAAAAAATATTAAAATTTTGAACTTCTCTTTTTTGCTGTGAAGAATCGGCACTAAATATCGGACGGGCAAATATAAGGAAAAATAATTATACAATAGCAAGCGCACGTTTTTTAAGCGAGCGTTGTTTGTTTATTGTAAACTATTCCCCCAAATTATAAACCATACCTTCACCATCTTCGAGCAATCTACCTACTCCATCCTCATAAAGCATTCCGCTTAAATTGGTAGGTGTTAAAGGTTCACAAAGTTGATTTCTAAATCCGCATAAAACTTTTCTTGTGCGCTCTTGGAACGGCAAGACTTCAATATCTACGCTTCCAAGTCCTGTTTTATCGCTCCATTCAATTACTGGGAATTGGTCAGAGTTTAAACGGTAAGGCAAGCCGTTAATAAGCATATTATCAAATCCTGCCCAAGTCTTAAAAATGAAATCAAATATAAATTCTGGCTGCTGCTCAATTCTTAAAATGTAAGTGTTTTGAACATCAAAAAAGTTAAGTTGATTCTTACCTAATGAACTTCTGTATTTTATTTGCTCGGTTAGGTATTGCTTTTTAAATAAACGTGCAATCGGATAACCATTCAAAGCATTTAATCTCAATGACGGTTGATAATGATTGTCAAGTATCACCCCTTCCATAACAAACGTGTCAGCAAAACACCCGCTAAATTCTAATGTGCTACAAGTCGCTCCTCCAATACAAATGCAAGGGGTAATTCCATCATAATCGAATGGTCCTGTTAAGGCAACAACTACATCTTTAATCTTACCTTCAGAACTTGTAGAAGGTGCAACAAATTGTAATTGAATTACGCCATTTTGAGTAGGTGTAAATGTAAATGAATGGTCACCCAAATCAGCCGTTGAATATGGACCATCTAAAATTTGAACCGTCTCATCTTCTCTTAAATAAGTAACATAAAACTGCGCACCGCTCATAGAAAATAAATCAAATGACACTTGGTAAGTGTAGCCAGCTTCTAAAATTGTACCGTTTGAAAGCACAGCAACCCCCGTTTCTCCATCAGCTTCAAAAAAGAAAGAATCGTCCTCGCTCCAACCGCCAATGCCATTATTTGTCCAACACGTTAAGTCATCTGTTGGAATCCCATTACAAATCCCCGTAAACCTTCCTGCAAAGTCTGTGCATCCATCAATGTAAGCAAGTTTGTAGCATCCTGCTGCATAATCGTTCCAATTAATATTATAAAGTGCAAGGTTGCCGTAAATGGTAGTTGGAATAGTGTCAATAATATTATCTTCATTATCCAATAAATGAACAAGGTTTGAGGTATTAACGGGCTGAATCAATGGGTTAATTGTACCAGAGTTTTCAAGTAAAATGTTACCTACAAAACCTTGCGATGTGATATTTATGTTTGTTGTGCTTGTTGCCGTGGTAATATAAAACTCAAATATCCCATTACTTGTAATTGTGTAAGAACCCCAACCACTTACGCTGAATAATAAACTTCCTGCGGTTAATTCCTCAACCTTAAATGTTACCTTCCAAAGTAATTCACTGTTTAGGTTAGCATCAAATGTTAAAGTTATTGTTCCCGTACCACCTGATGAAGTGTAAATTTGGTCATCAACTGTCCATCCTTCACCCGCAGAAATTGTATTAAATAAGTTTGGCTCTACCCCTTCGCATGGTGTTAACTCAAAACTAATTTGATTAGTATCATTGTTTAAGACTTCATACTTGTATGGCTGCTGGTCAACATAACAAGGTATAACTTGATTAAAAATGAAAGGCTGATTTTTTATTGGAGTGAATGCCATTGCGTTACTGATTAGTAAGAAGTTTAAAATTAGTTTCAAAGCTATCGAGGTTATTAATTTGTACCGTGTCGATATAGCCAGAGCCTTTAATAAGTTGAATGAATCCATAGGTGAAATCTACTCTTTTTGAAGGGTTATTGATTAATAGTTGCACCTGCTCAAAAGAAATAGGCTGTTCAAATCCATAAGAAAGTGTTTTTCTAGTTGCAGGGTCGTACAAAGGTAAATCATTTGGAGATACTGCAATATAAATTGCAGATGTAAAGTCGCTAAAAAATTCTACCCCAAAATCATCAATTGTAGGTTGAAAATACAAAGCCGCATCATCATCGAATGCTTTATTTGCCAATACATCAACTCCTACTGAAAAACCACCCTCTAAAGGTACTAAAGGGAAAAATTGTTCTAGCTGAAAGTTCAAAGGAGCTAATAATGGTGTGTAAAATACAGGATCTCCAATTATGGTAAAAACAATATTACCTCCAGCATCGTAAATTCTTAAACAAATTTTTATTACAATTATTTGAAAAGCAATTGCACAAGGGTCTTTTAAAACGTTCAATCTTACCCTAAAAACAATATTACAAACATCTGGAGCCTTCCATCTAAACAATATTGGGTCATAGTTTAATCCAACATCAGTTACAACATCGCCAAATGGTATATTTTGCCCTGTAATTTCCGTGTAAAAAGCATCGTTACCAAACTCAATTAATCCAACTCCAGCAGGCATAAGCATAGGAAAAGCATCCACAGGTGGGTCTGATTCACTGCAAGGCGTGTTAAACGGCGGCGGAACGTTCATGTCTGTGAAAAATTCCAAGTCCGTATCAGGATAACCATCATTGGTTGAAATCACACTATTTGGAACACCTCCAATTGCATTTAATGAAGATATTGCATTTGTTAAGCCACCATTATAAACAGTTTGATTTATAAAATAAGGGTCTGTTCTTTTTGCTTTTGGAGCCGTGTCAATATCTTCGGTCTGAATTATAATTGGATTAAGGTCGTAAGAAGTGTTATTGTTTATAAATGTATCTTCAATAACATTTGGGCAAACAATAACTTCAGTTTCGTTAAAGGCATCGTAAGCATTATCAATGTTACATTGGCCAACAAAAAAAAATGATTCTTCTCTAAATCCTCTAAACCTTGACTGAGGAAATTGTAAATAGACATTTGGATTGCTTGATTGGAATTGTTCTAAAATACTTCTATTGCCAAGTGCAATTCTGTTAAAAAGTTGAGGTATCTCATAATTTAAAAATACAGGGTCAACTTCATTTATAATTGTTGAGAGCTGGTCTTGATTCAAGTCAGATACTTTTTCAATTTGCAATGTTGGTTGTCCGTTGATTGTAGAAAAAGCCATCCCTAAATTATACTTACTTCTAAACACCTCAAACATATCAGCAAATGAAGATGTGAAAGGTGTTGAAACGTTATTGCGCAAAGCAAGTCCAGAGGTAATTATGTGTTCTTTTCCAATTGCATCATTCTGAAAAAAATTTGAAACAAAATTTACTGTTCCATTAGAAATAAACTCAATAATTTTTGTAAAATAATCAAATACTTTTATTCCAAAAATAATATTAGCAGAAGTTGCACCGTTACGCGGAATAAACATTTCAACAATACTTATTGGTGGGGCAATCATTGGCACTAAGTCCTTTGTAAATAGCGCGTCTGAAATGTATTTTACGTTCTTATTTGTGTTAATGTAACTTGAAAAAGTCTTATCAAATACCCGTGTTGCAACTGTACACCGACTTAAATTAAATTTGCATTCGGTAATAAAAATATTCCCTTCAACCAAATTTATGTAGCCTATTCCATTACAACTGTACTTTATAAGCACTGGAATTGGCTCACAATAACTCCCATTAACTCTTATATTTGTTAAGTATTGGTAAGCATCGCCTCCCATTTCTAAATCAATATCATAAGTTGTAACAACAGCATTAATTTGCTTATCAAGCTGTAACTTAATAGTAAAATCCCTCCAATTTAATGGGTCTTCATACTCTTGTCCGTTAATGAAAAATTGAATAGGCATTAGTTCCAAGTACTTCTTAATGATTTGTTGTTTGCAATAGCTTTTATCATTTCTTTAGTGTTTTGCTTTTCAGCTTTTCTACTTGTTTGCAGTTCGCGCTCCATTCTTGATGAATCTAACTTAGCGTTCAACTTTTGATTTATTGATGCAGATTGTGAGGCTTGAATGATTGGGACTTGAAAACGTTTGTAAATAAATTCTTTTTCTTTGCCTGTATTAATTGCTTCAAGTAGTGCGCGGTTTTTTCTTGTTGCGTTTCTGTTTGTAATGTATTCTTCGCCTTCTAATTCAGCCAATACACCACCTTGTGAGTGACGCGCACCTTTAACCAATCCACCTTTTTCAAATTTTGGAATTGGACGCGCTGCAACTGTCGCTGCTTGGATAGCACCTAATGTAATAGCTAATGCAACTAATGCGGGGTTGGGGATTGCCTTAGATATTGCCGTTGCCGTATTTATTGCGATGTTAAACAATGCCTGCGCTTTATCGGAAATCGCTTGTTTACGCTGTAGTTTCCTTACTTCAATTAAATATTTTTCTTCAATCTCTTTTCTTTTGGCTGCATTATCTCCAGCAGCCTGCAACTCCTTTTCTTTACTTGCCTCTAAATCAGCAATAGAATTCGCATTTAGCTGTGCGCCAAATTCAAACAATTCTGTTACTATTTGTTTAGAAATATCTAGTGCGGCATTTGCTTCCTTTTCCCTTGCGCGTCTTCTTAATTCAATTAATCCGATTTGGCTTATAGTTAATTCTTCATCAGATTTTAAAATCTTTTTATTAGTCTCTTGGGTTAATGCAATTGTATCTTGCGAGGCTTTTTCTTGAGTTAATTTTATTTTTGCTAAATATGTAGCCTTTGCCGCCTCCAAATCATCATTCGCTTGCTTTGCCGCGTCAAATTCTAATTCATAACCTTGTAAATCAGCCTTTAATTTAGCTTTTATAAGATTTTTTTGCGCCTCAATTGAATCTTTATTACGTAAAACATCCAATTCTGCTTCCAATACAGCAACATCAGCAAATCTTTTCTTAGATTGAGCAACAATAAGTTCACCTCTTATTGTTTGGTAAGTGAGTTCAATCTGTATTTTTTGAATTTCTTTATTCTTAGTATCTTCAATCTCTTTTTTATTCGCATCTAAAATTCTTTTTTGCTCCTGCTTATTAAACTCACCTCTTAAATTAGCTATTGTTTTTTCACCATCCGCAATTATCGCGGCCTTTTTACCTTCAGCATCTCTTACAACTTTGTTTGCATCAACTAAAGGTGCGGTAATAAGTAATAATAAACGCTTTTGCTTTGCGCTTTCAATCTCTAATTCAGCATCGGCAACACGTCTTTTTTGCGCAAGTAACTCAGCAGATAATTTATTTGTAAAATCAGCTAAAGCAATTTGTCTATCAAATTCTGCTTGGGTAATTTTTCCACGCGTAACATCTAATTCTAATTGTGCTTTTACAAGAGCTTTTGATGATTCAATTTGTGCGGCATTAGCAGCCTTTACAGCCGCAGCGGCCGCCGTTGAACTTTCAGCAAATTGTTGAAGTTTTGCAATAACAAATCCAAGTGCAACAACTAAAGCCCCTAAACCAGTTGTAATTAAAGCGCCTCTAAATATTTTTAAAGCTGTTGTTGTGGCTCCAAGTGATGAGGCGTATAATGTTTGCGCTCCAGTAGTTATTGCCACCTTTAATGCTCCTTCCCCCGTCACCAAATTTGCAAACTCTTGAGCCGACGCAACAAGTGCTAATGATGCTTGAACTTTTAATAATGCTTTGTTTATTTCTTCACTTTCTGCACCAAACAAAGCAATTGCTCCTTGCACCCCTGCAAAAGCAGCCGCAACAGCTTGAACTCCTTGAACTGCTGCATCGAATTTGAAAGTATCGCTGGCAAGAACACGCACCCTTTCCCTTGTATCTCCAATTTGGGTTTCTAATCGCGCGGCTTTTATTGTTAAGTCTGTGAATGCTTTTGAACCACCTTGACCGCTTGCTGCAAGTAGTGAAATTTCATTCTTTAAATTACGAAGTTGGCCCGTTAAAGTTAAACCTTTCTTTGCAGCCTTTTCTATTTCGCTTCCTGTCTTGTTTAATTCACCGCTTAGCACTCCCAACTGCGACCTTAACAAAGCCGCCTCTTTTCTTACCGCTCCAACTCCACCTGTTGCAACATTCTTTGAAATCATAAGTAATCGAACTTCCTCATCGTAAAGTGCCTTAATCTGCGCCTTTAGTTCGGTTGCTGACTTTTTTGTTTGGTCTAATGACTTAGAAACCTCTTTCCCTGCAAATGCTTGTTGAATTGCTTTGCCGCTTTGAGCAAAGTCTTTACTTATTTGTGCAGACGTTTCGTTTGCGGATTGCTCCAACTTATCATTTGCTCCAATGGCTGATTTAATCTGCGCGGTGTAACCTTCAACCTCAGCCCCTAAGATTACAATTACTTCATCTGCCATTTTTTTTGAAATTAAAGTATTTCGCAAATATAATTAAATATTCTTCAACAGAAGTACTTAGCATTTCATCCAGTGACTTTTCTGCAAACATACCAATGTCAAATAGATGCTCTTTAAACTGTTTGTCCTGCTGGCTTATTCTAACATTGACATCCAATTGTTTAGCATCTGTTTCAACTGCTTCTGTTTGTTCAGATTTTCCTCCCACAACATTTGCAATTCTTGTTCTGAAATACGTGTTAACCCTAGTAGCGGATGTAAGGAAGTTCGCAAAAAAAAAGAGTGCGGCGATGTCGTTTCAATTTCTTTGCTGAAGATGTCAAGTTTGTGTTGATGGTAGTCATCGCTAATTATCATTGGATCTTCTTTTTCTCCAATGATTAACATTGCGGCAATGTTGAGTAAAATATCCTTATGTATCACATCACCTTTTCGCATTTCAATAAGGCTTACACACGCAGCAATCTGTGCGCTGTTCTTTGGGTCTTTAAGTCCTCCATGAATAGCAGATTTCATTATTGTGGTAATCTTTTCTAACTCTTCACCGCTTAGTCCAGAATTTAATCTTTCAAGTAAATACTGAACCTTTGCAAATCTATTTAAAGGCTGTGCTAAGTCAGAAGGGAATGTGTAAAACATTTCACCGTTACTTGCAGTAAACAAATATTTCAATTTGCCTTTATATTCTTTTTGCGCTTTATTGGCGCGGAAATTTCTTAATAGTTTTAACATAATTTTGGTTTGGTTTGCTTGGTATATGTCACCATTTACCCAACGGGCATTTTTCTGATTTAACTCTTGTCTTTGCCGCCAACATACAGCCGCATTCTTTGCAGAATCCTGCTTTAGCCTTTGGGCATTCACCGCAAATTTTTAATCTTGCGTCCTTCATAGCAATCGTATCTTTGTTGTTTGTTGCCATTAGATAAAATCCTTTTGGTATGTTAAGTAGGCTCATATCACTCCAAATGTTACCTCAACACAATCGTACAGAACTCCATCAATTGTTACTGGCACTTGCTCAGGATAACCATCAGTGTAAATGTAAAATATAAATCTAAAAGGTGTGCGCTTCGAAAAGTATTGCGGCGTTTCTGGCGCATACATTAATTCACCCGTCACATCAGAAGTTAACAAGAATTGGTCAATCCTTCCGCTTGCTTGGTTTAACTGTTGAAATGTTACTTGCGTGTTAATTTCTTCAATCGTTCCGAAAATCAAAACATTATCCTCGCTTATACAGGAATCAGCAACTTTAATTCTGTAACATTCTGTTGGGCAACAACTCATTGAATATATTTTTTTAAAAATGTATTGCAAAAGTAACGAAAGCAATCTAAGAAATCGGCTCTTTGCTCAATTATTTTTCTATTACTCTTTATAATTTCTCCATCAGGACCACAAGCAACCTTTAAACAATCTGTTATAAACCCCTTGCATGTTGGGCTTATTAGTACATTTAACTTGCGAAGTATTTGATTGCAATCTGCGCGAGAGTTTGAATGTTTCGGATTTGCTTTTACCTCAAATTGTGTTTTACTTAGTCCCAGTTCGCGCATAATCTGAATGTAAAGAGATGCATTATCGCGCTGGCTAATTTCACCCCTATTACCCATCGCATCACCTGTTATTCTTAACTTTGCTTTAGTAATTCCTTCGCGCTCCAATATCTTTCTAATTGTTTCGCACATCTTACCAATGTTTCCATTTTCAATACTTACTTCTTCTAATATCCAAGCATTTCTTACGTGTTCTTGCGCTAATATTGCACAAAATGGGTTTAAGTTAAAGTCAATTGATATAATTAATGGTAAGTGTACATTATACTTTAAAGGCAATGGTGCAACGTGCTTTTGCTCGTTGAAATCATCTAAAAATGGATTGTCAACGGGAACATCAACATTCCAATCACCTTCAACAAACTGCTGGTATTTATGCGGCGGCATATTTTTAAGTGATTCCAAATAGTCCTCAGTTACATAAGGATTGTCAGTAATCTTTGAAGGAATGTAAAGCCATTTATTAGGAAGCGTTCCATTAATATATTTATCGTAAACTTCCTTTTTAACCCAATTCTTTGATGGGTTGCATGTTGCCATAATTATTGGCTTTGGCCGTGGATTCGATTCCCATCTACCAATCCTACCAAATGAAATTTGTAAAGTATCAAGATTGCATTCGTTTATTTCCTCAAACAAGAATCCAGAAACCTCTAAACCTTTCAACCAATTCAGTTCTTTATCGTTGTTGTAATTTTCACCCTTAAAAAGTATTTCACTGCCATTTGTATGAACATAATGAAACGGGCTTTCAAATAATCGCCCTGGCGGATTCAACTTTCTAAATGATGGAATTGTGGTTGATCTAATCTTTTCCATATCTTCCCTCACAACGCACCATCTTGATTTAGGAAATAACTTACACATTATAAGCAGTGCAGTTAGTCCCCAAAAAGTCTTACCACCACCCATTGCCCCACCAAATAAAATAAAGGTGTATTTTTCTGAAGCAATAGCATCCATCGCTTCACACTGCTTTGGTGAAAGAGTTATGAAATTGGTATTTGCTTGTCTCCCCAATTTATTACTTGGTTAATTTTTTCGCCTCCACTTGTTACATCGGACTGCTCTTTTAGTCCTAAATCGCGAGCGATAATATTTGGATTTAAAAAGCCAGCAGCGGCTCCAGAAAATTTTTGGTCGTAGATGATTTTGCCAATACGTGCTATGACTTGGGAAAATTCTTTGTAATCAGGGTTTGTTTTATACTCTCTTAAACTTTCAACTCCTAGAAATAATTCAAGACCATCCCAAGTAAAAGGTCGCATCTTTGGAATATAAACTTCTTTAGCATCTTTACCTCTAAAATCAACTTCAATAAATGGATTATCAATGCACCATTGAAAGTATTTTAAAGATTCTTCCAAAAATAGTTCTGGAGAAGAGAAAATCTTATCTCTTCCATGCTTTGACCTATTCTTCCAAAATTCATTTCCTTTAGGTGCTGACATACCGCAAATTTACATAAAAAAATAATGCGCAGAACCAATCACGAAACTGCGCATTTAATTTAAACCTCAACTATGAGGCAAAGATAATAATAAAAAACAATAAGATGCAATAGTTACCATACAAAACAACAATTAAGACTGCGACAAAGCAATCAATCTACTATGAAGCATTTCAATCGTGGAACCCGTTTCACAATTCTTAATTGTATGAATATGCGGTTTAACATTTGTTGCCACAATTTCAAAATTCTTTCCACCGTGCGAAAAATAAGCTGATTCTATACCCAACATACTTATTTGCTCAGATAATGGTTTGTAGGGCTTGGTTGGTAGTTTGTGGGGGCGTTGATTAGTTGCTGCCATTTGATATTAAATTATTAATAATATATTGAAAAGTAGCGAAATCACGCACGATGTTGACTTTTGCACCTTGATACTCAATTTTTGCTAACCACAATTCCTGTGCTGGCGATAGCCTACCAATTTCTGTTTTAAGTTCAAATAGGTGTAGGTTGCCATTATAATAAAAATGCAAATCAGCAACCCCTGCAACAACTCCCATTGCTTTAAGTTTATTTGCCTCATGTGCGTTTCTATTCCCACCGTTCGGAACGTGCCACAATAACCCTCGCAAATCAGGATAAGTATTATGAAACCATTGGAAGCAATCGGATTGTAATCGGTCTTCGGATAAGTTCATGGGCAAATATAACAATATTATTTAATTGAAAACAAATAATAATAGTTTTTAATTTTTTGTCAGATAGGACAGATGTATTTTCATCTGTCAAAAGCTATCTTCTTAGAGCATCAACGTTTTTAGCCGATTTTTTGACAGATGACAGATAATTTGCATTTTGACTCTGTTATATAGAAATAACATTGTAAAAATAGGGCTATAAATAAATATATTTTTCTATATACTTTTTTATAAAAAAATCTGTCATCTGTCAAAAGTACTACTATATCCTTACTTATAGTAGGCGTTCAGCTTTTGACAGATTTTTTTTATCTGTCAAATCTGCCAAGATGTAATATTGTTTACTAATTTAGATATAAAGCACGTTTAAGTAAAGATTGATGGCAATTTTTAAAAATTCAAATTGTTTGTACGTACAAACATTGTAAAAATAAAAAACCCGCAAAAGTATGCAGGTTTGTTTTAATGGTCGGGT